ACCATCTGGATGAACGGATCGCTCGGCGTCGGCCACAGGCGCACCTGCGGCTGCGGGATCGTCCGGTCGAACCAGAACTGGTAGGGCTGGTTCGCGGTGAAGTTCTTGTTCGGCAGGTTCGTGTAGTCGTCCCGATTGAGCCGCGCCATCGGCACCTCGCGACTGTTGTTCCCGACGAACAACTCACGCAGCGCCAGCGTGGTGCCGTTGTACCCGCGGATGCGGTAGTACTCCACCGACTGCCCCGGGTCGATGTCCGTCCACACCCACTCCTTGTCCTCGACCGCGATCGACCCGAGGTCGCGCAACGTGTTCCACGTCACGCCATCCACGCTCCACTCGAAGATCACAGACCACGTCGCAGAGCCGCCGCCGGCCACATACGGCAGGAACCCGATCGACCCCGCATAGATCGCGTTGCCCGTCCCGTAGTTGATCGCGATGTTCCCGTTCGCGCTCGACTGCTGGCACACCGTGTCCACGTCCGAGTCGTAGACGTTCGCGATCACACCGCCCGCGCTGGTGCTGTAGCCGCCCATCGCATTGGGCGTCGGACGGTTCATGGTGCGATAGAGCACGTTCAGCACGTCGATCGTGCCCAGCGGCATCGCGTAGGAGAACTGCTCCGCATTCAGGCCGAAGACCTTCTTGCCGATGCACCAGTAGTTGATGCCCCTGTTCGCCAGATGCGACAGGGCGAAGAACAGCGACTCCTTGGCCGAGAGCACCTGCTCCGAGGTCAGTTCCTCGGCCAACTTTCCGCACCTGCGGGCGCCATGGTCGATCAGCGTCTGAACGCTGATGACCGTGTTCCCCACCGTTCCCGAGTAAGCCATGCCTGACCTCTACCAGCCGGGGCACTTCCACCGCTTGAGCGATGCCTTTGCCCGCGGCGCGTCGCCCTTGGAATGCTCAACCACGCCAGACATCCGCGCACAGAACGAGTCCTTCCTCGCGCCACCTTGAGGCTGCGGAGCCTTCAGGTTGCTCCCGGTCTCGCGGTTGTACTTCGCACGCCCCTTCGCGGTGAGCCCCGCGCCACGCTCGACGGACAACTTCTCGCCGCGACCGACCGCAAGCGACACCCCGCCTTCCTTCTTGCGCTCAGGCAGGCTCGCGTAGCCCTTCTTCCCGGTGTTCGACTGCGTGTACTCAGACGCAGTCGATGCGCTGATCCCCACCTTCTTCGCGAAGGCGGGATTGTTCTCAGCGGCTTTCATCAGGCGGAACTGGGCCTTGCTCTTCGCCGGCATGATCAGCCGCAGAACAACGTGACCGCAGCGCCCGTGGGCAGCGTCACATGGATGTCCGTGCTGAACCGAATGCCGTTGCCCGGGAGCAACGTCGAGATGATCGCGGTGTTCGTCGTGAGGTTGATCCGCAGCCGCACCGTTCCAGACGCACCACCGTCGCGCAGGATCAGTTCGCCAGCAGTCCCACCCGGCGCCACCTGATAGCCGCCGACGTTGGTCGCGCCCGCATAGACCGTCCCCGTCGCATCACGGTGAACGGTAAAGACGTTCGTGAGCGTAGACATCCAGACCTCTCATCTGACACGGGGGGCCGTAGCCCCCCGTCATTCACGCGCAGCCGCCCGACTTGTAGGTGCCCGCCAACTGGTTGATGGACACCGGGGGCGTCTTCTTCTTGCGGCCTTGAGGCATTGCTACGGGGGCGCCGCTATCGACTTCTCCCCCCGTAGCAAAACGCTTTTTTGCCCCACCCCCTTCCTTGAATCCGCCCGCATTGCCCTTGGCCACGCCGCCGGTCTTGAAGACGCCGCTGTTGCCCAGAGCGACACCGCCGGTCTTCAGCCCCTTGTGCGCCTTGCTCGCGGGCTTCGACTCGTGCGACTTCATCTCCTTCTCCAGCGAGGCCATCTTGCCCTTCTCGGCCTTGTGCTCGGCTGCAGTCTCGCCGCCCGCCTTCATCGCCTTGCGGCGCATGGCCATCGGGGGCTTGCCCGGGGACTTCACCGGCGCGTTGACCGCAGGACGCCCCACCAGAGCCGGCGTCGAGGCCAGCATATTGAGCGCCCCGCCTCCGCTGGCCATCTTCTTGCTCGCGGTGTGCATCTTGGTAGAGTTCTGCACCGCGCCGCCCTTCTTCAACTTCAGGATGACGGACGGCTCGGTGGTCTCCATCTTCACCATCGGCTTGAACTGACCCATATCGACCTCCTATCAGGCCTGCGTGACGCCAAGGGCGCCAGCACGGGTGGAGTTCGGGCCACACTGCAGACCCGTCAGCAGCACGGCGACGACCAGTCGGCGGGTCCCATCAGGAGCCGAAGTGGGCAGCACGGTTCCGCGCACGTCGCCCGTGGTGGTGGTCGCGGTCGCGGTGTCCGCCGGGGTGACCGTGGCGGCATCGGCGGCGAGCGTGTTGTTCCAGCCCACGCGAGCGATGTAGCCGCGATCGGTGAAGCGCACCGGGCACCCGAGGATGTCCGAGGTGCCGACCGTAACCGCGGTCGTGGTAGCACCGCTCACCGACACGCCGGTGATCTGGTGGAACGCCTTCTTGCCGTTGACCGTCGAGCCAGCGACCGAGGCGATCACCTCGCTCATCGGCTGACCGTAGAAGTCGAAGCCCGTCACGGTGAAGTTGCGAGCGGTGCCCGCGGCGACTTGCGTCACCGACACCGCACGCGGCACGTCCAGTTGGAACGCGGAGGTGCCATCGGCCCGGGTGACAGCAGTCACGCCGGCGCCTGCCACCACGGTCAGCGCCTGAGCGCCAGTCGGGGTGACGGTGGTCACGAGGTTGTTTGCAGCCTTGGTGGCGGGCACGGTGTCCCACACATAGATGCGGCCCAGCGGACCCACGCCCTCGGTCATCGGGGAGGGGTTCCCCAGACCGGGCTGCGCGGTGCCCATGTTGGTGACCGCGACCCCAAGGAACAGGTCGTCATCGAACTGCGGCATCTTGATCCCCTTCTTGAAAAGTTCGATCAGTGCAGGGGGCCGGGCATCACACCCGACCCCCAGTTGAAGCCTCAGACGCCCGGGGTGCCGTACATGGCCCGCGGATCGGTGAAGCCCACGTCGTAACGCTCGGTGGCCTTGTACCGCATCGAATCGGTCTCGAAATCGCCTTCCATGGTCTTTTCGAGTTTCCGACGCATCAGCAGTTTCATGCCCTCGGGCGCGTCCGTCTGAACCCACCACGCGGTGGAACTGGTCAGACGCGAGAGAACCGCGGCACCCTCGTCCAGCAAGCCGATCGACTTGATGGGGTTGATGTCGTTGTTCGCGTTGCCGGCACGCAGCACCGACTTCAGCAGCACCTCGGCTTGGAACACGTTGCCGGGGGCCACCACCAGTTGGCGAGGCACCAGACGGATGCGCTTGCCGTTGTTGTCCACCGCCTGCCGAATCTGGATCAGCATCTGCTCCAGACTGGTCTGCGACAGGTTGGCCGCGGTGGCCAGCAGGTTGCTGAAGGTGCCGTTGACGATCGGATGCGACGCGCTGTTGAGCGCCACACCGTCACCACCGGGGAACGAGCCGTTGAACGCGCGGTTGAGCACGTTCGCCGACAGCGTCTCCTTGGTCTCGATCAGCGACTGCGCGAGGTGTCGGGCATAGACCTGACCCACGCGGATGTGATCGCCGTCCTCGACCAGCACCTTGGTCAGAGCGAACGCGAGACCGTACACCCTGTAGACGTACCGCTTGAGGAACAGCACGCCGCCCTGCTGGTACGACACCGGGGTGCCGTCGGGCAGTTCCGGCGCCGCGCCGAAGCCGTACAGCACCGGCTCCTCGTGGTAGTTCCGGGGGATGCCCTCCGACTCCTTGAACACACGCGACCACTCGTCGGTACGCTGGTCGTAGACCCCGTCGAAGCACTCGTTGAGGATCGGCTCAACGATCGAACGGAAGTCGGTACTACGCATTGGTGCAGCCATGACCTACCTCCCTTAGACCGCGTTGACGGACGCTTGGAACTGCGACTCGTTGATGGTGGCGCGAACCACCACGAACGCATCGCCCCAAGCATTGTCGGGGTACGGCGCCAGATCAACGATCCGCATCTGCGCTTGAGCACCGGCACCGGCCAGAGTGGTCGAGAGGGTGCATTGCGACAGGCCCGTCACGTTCGATCCCGCGGTCGTGTTCGAGAGGTCGGCCTGATCGCCGATCGCCGACTGCGCGAGCGTGCCATCCGCCTGAATCTCGTAGACGATGTTGGGGTCGTTGTAGAAGTACGCCACGCACGAACCCGTCTGGTACGCGGTGCTCGCGGGCCAGTAGTTCGAGACGCGGCGACGCCCGGTGGTGTCGGTCCACTCCACGCCGGCAAACGCGCCGACGAAGGCTTGGCCCGCAGCCGCGGGTTCGATCTGACCAGCGGTGACGTAGCGCACCGGCTGGCCCTTCAGGATGTCGGAGGAATACCCCGACACGATGCCGCCGGCCAGAGCCTGAGCACGATCCAGTCCCGAAGGATGGAAGGCAGGGCGGAGGCCGAACGGAGCACTGGTTGCAGGCATTGTGCTACTCCCTTGTTGGGTTGCCCGTCACCCGTGGAAGACGGGGGCCGGGGTCGGAGTGTCGATGTCTTCCAGACCATCGCCTTCGATCTGCCCAAGGTGCCTGCCGCGGCTGTCACGGCCACCAACGCTTTCCGCTTGGACGCGAATCTTGCTCGCCTCTTCCAGCGGGGCCTCGTGATGGAAGTGCGCCATCACGTCCTGATAGAGTTCCATCGGAATCTTGTACAGGAGCATCTCGTTGCACGAGATGAAGCCAGCGTGCTCGCCAGCCTTGACCTTGTTGTTCTCGAACCCTTGGATTTCTTCCGCCTTCACAGGCACATATCCAAGGCGAATACGCCGGTCAATGCTGTCGTAACTGTTGGTGGTCGAGAGCCAGCACAGATGCCACCCGGGGATCGAGGGAACGTCTGGCAACGCTCTCTGGGTCCACTCATCCTTCCACATCTTGCGACGTTCGTCGGATGAAACGAACTGGTCCTCCGGGGCGGATCGCACTTGATCCAAAGCAGCGCGATTCTCACGGCCACCGGCAGACAGGGATTTCTTGAGTCGAGAGTCCATGGTTTGTTCCTCAGCGTTGAGCGTTTCGAGCGTCTTGAGCGTAGCGACGGATCATCCTCGCCCGCTTCTCCGGGTCATCCCACATTCCCGCATCCTTCATCGCCCGAACCTGCTCGGGCGAGAGCGTGAAGGTGTTTTTCCCACCCCCGCTCGCGGTTGCGTTCTCGCGGCTTGACCCAGTCACGAAACTTCGCGGCTTGCCGGAACTTCTCGGCCTCTCACTGACATCGGAAGTATACCGATGGGGGAGCATCTTCTGCAACCGGCGATCGAGTTCCGACCAGTATTCCGGCGTCCGGGGGTCGAAACCCTCCTCTCCCATGGCCTGATCGATCGCCAGAGCCACTTTCGAGTCCTGATCGCGCCCCTGAGGGTCGTACCAGCGGTTTTCGGACATCCACTCGCTCGCCAGACGCTGCAGCGACGGATCGGGCGCCTGAATCGTGCGCTGGTTGGGCTGCTGGACCACTTTTTTCCGCAAAGCGTCCAGCGCCTCGTACTGCCGACGCGCCTCGAACCACATTTCCTGCGCCGCGGTGAGCATTTCGCCGTTTCCAGACGAAGTCGCCTCCGCGATCTTCGCTTTCGCGAAGTTGATGCGCGATTCTTCGTCCTCGATCGCCTTGTTGATGCGGGCGATGTCGCTTCCGTGCGCCTTTCGCTCCAGAACGGACAGCCTTTCGAGCAGGTCCTGATTCTGGCGCTCCAGAAGTTGCAGTTTCACGTCCTTTTCAGCGGAGACCTGCTTGTGGTACTCCTTCCGAGCACGCCTGCGAGCCCTCTTCTGCTCCCTCAGGCGCTCCGCATCGGCATCCACCGCCCCACCAGCGGCGATTTCAGCGTCCCGGGCCTGCTCATCGGCCTCATCGGAGCCATCGTCATGGTCATCGCCCTCGGATTGCTCCGGTTGCACCGGCGCCGGGATGCTCGGAGGCAGTTCGACCACCGCCGAACCGTCCTGAGCCTCCTGAATCGCGATGACCTC